CTGTCAAGCGTTTGCAACGGTGGGGTTTAAGCTGAGCGCGAGGCTGTAACAATTGAGCGTGGGTAGCCCGCTGCCTGGGAGGAGGGCCAAGCAGCGGGTCAGCAGCCTCTCAGGGCTGCTTAGTCAATATCCTCTGTGGCTATTCTGATTGCCACCCCAATGCACTCTAGGCAGGCATTATCACTTGCCACAAGCTGCCCAGCATCAGATTCTCCCACCACTTCCTCATTGAATTTCCATACGCGGGCGGGCATATCGCATATGGAGCAATAGCCGTATGGCGGGTATTGCTTGCGGCTAGTTACCGGCATTGCAAGGCATAACCTTCAGGTCATCCCAAGTGCCGCCACCTACTACCAGCGTCAGGATGCCAGCGGGTGCCATCACCCCAGCCTGCTCAGTAAACCATTGGCTGCCGCCATCAAGGGCTGGTGCCTGAATGTGCGTGCGCGCACCTGACTGCTTCACCATCAAGTGGTGGTAGTGCCCTGTGAGCAATATCGTGGCATCGCCAACTGGCTGCAAGCCCAGCGCCTGCTTTGCCCACCACGCTTCAGCTGTGCCCTTCATCTGATGACCGTGTGCCAACCCCACAATGGTGCCGCAAATATCTAGCGTCATCGTCAACTCATTTTTAGGAAAGGCAAAGGCAATGTGGTCATAGGCTGGGTTGGCGCGTATCACTTCCCCTACCTGCTCAAGCGTTGCAATATCGTCATTGTCACCAAAGGTGGTGTAGCTCTTTCCACCGTTGCCCCTATTCTCACCGTGATTGCCTGGAATGCCAGCCACCACAATGCTTGGCGCAAAGGTAGCCCAGCGCGTCAGCGCCTTCACCATCAAGCGCCGCACCACCGTCACCTGCTCGCGCCGGTCTAGGTCAGCCTGAAAGGCTTGCATTGCGTAGTGCCCGCTGCAGCTCTCTACAAGGTCACCCAAGCCAACTACCACCAAGCGGTTGAGCGGTCTGCCAGCCTTCACTAGCTCACGCCAGCGCGCCTCAACTTCGTCAATGCCTGCAAGGAAGCGCGCCACGATTCCAGCGCTGCCGCCGCCCTCACCCTTGCCCATCTGCAGGTCACTAATAGCAACCAGCAGTGCCGTGCCTTCAGTGCGCACGGCAGGCCGCTTAGGTTTGTGCGCTTTGATTTCCTTAATCAGTGCCGCAACATCGCCATCAACAGCAACGCGCTTTTGCACCACCTTGCCTTTCCACTGCCGGTTGAGCCGCCCAAGCGGGTCACCCCAGACATTGAATAGCACAGGCTCAACCACTTCAAACAGGTCAGGGTTAAGCCCCCACACTCTCAGGATGGTTGCCCAATCAGGCGCATTCTCAGCTGGCAAAGCATCGGTAGTAATCGTGCCCTGCTTGCCATCCCACGCAACCCCAGGCTCCCAGCCCTCTGCGTGCTTGCGCTCTGGGCGCTTGGCTGCATCTATTTCCTGCTGTACCTGCAGGATTTCCTCAAGCCCCTCAGTCATTTGCGCACTTGCATTCATTGCGCCTATGGCGGGCAATGTTGAAATAACGCCAGCGCTCGCCCCGCTTTTCCAGCCACAGCTCAATAGCCTTGCTGGTAATGCTTGCCAGCGCTAACGCCTCATTGAGCGCTGCGCGGTCATCCTCTGATAACTGCATTAGCGCGTAGGTACAGCGCGGCCCCTTTTTGGCTTGCAGCACCCTAAACTCATCTAACCGGCTCATCAGTTTCCTCCCCCTATGCGCGGCTGACTACTGCCGCTTGACTGATGGTGAGGGGGCTAGCTGCCCCTGTCAAGCCCTACTTTGTGCTGATGCGCTCCTGATACACGGCAGCCTCAATGGCTGCGCCAATGGCAGACTCATCCAGCTTGAAACCACGCTTCAGGCATTCAGCCGTTACGAGGGCAAGGGCGGCTGCCTTTTTGGCTTCGCCTTCCTCTGTGCCAAGTGTCTGCTCAACTGAGCGCACTGCCGTGCGGGCAATCGCCTCAATCATTGCAAACTGCTCTGTAGACATTCGCGCCTGCAGGTAGTTCACCAGCTGCTTGCCAAGGTAGCCAAGGGCACCAATAGCCACAGGCACCAAGCCAATAATCAGCGCGTTGAGTAGGTCATTTACTAGCGGATTCATTCTGCACCCCTCTTGCTAATCAACACCATTGCGGGCGGTGTTGGAAACCCAGCATTGCCCTTGCTGTCACGCAAGGTTTTAACTTCCTCTGGCATCGCATAGCGCCCAGGGTTGCCTTCCTTCATTGTAGGGCAGGCGTATTGCCAAGTGGAGTTATCGTAGGCAAGTACCACCCAGTGACCGTAGGTAGCAAGCGGCTGCTTTGCCCAATAGTCACGCTGCCACTTAGAGCGCAAGCGCTCAGGCAGCACCTTTTGGCTAGCTTGAATGTTGAGAATCAGCACGCTGCCAGCCTTCACCTGATTGCTTGCCTCACTCCAGTCATAGACAATGCGCCCCTTCAAGCCCAGAATCTTGGCGGCATCACGCACCTGTGCCGCGCTCGTGCCCTCTGCGCCGGTTGGCGTGTCTACGCGCCCAGCCTGCTCACACGCCTTGTGCGCTGCCTTGGTGCTGGTGTCAATGCCAAGGGCTGTAGCTGCAGTTGCAAGGCTTGCAGGGCCACAATCGTCAAGTGCTTTCACTCCTAAACGCTCTGCCAAGCCAAGCTGGCTGCGTACCGTCAGAATCACTTGCCCTGCCCCTGAAGCCAAGTGAGCAAGCCGCCAAGGCCAGTCACGCCCAATAGAAAGATAATGCCCTTAGCAAGCTTAAGCGCACCCCTTGATTCTGCCAAGTCAATTTTGATTTCAGTAAGGTCACGCTCAATGCGCTCCAGGCGCTTCAGAATCTCTGTGCTTTGGCTTGCGGTCATACTTGCTCCTGAAGCTCAATAGGCTGCTCTGTTGGCATTAGTGTAGCAGTGCCCTCAATCACTTCAGGCTCTGGCTCAGGCTGAACCGGCGGCAGGAATCCCTGCTCAGCATCGTAGGTGCCGCCAATCCACACTAATGTTTCTGGGCCCACTTCAATGATTGCAACGGCACCAAACAGCGCAGCGTAGTCATTGAGAAACTGCTGCTGTTGCGCTGGATTGAGCGCGCCGCTGATAAGTTGCACCACAATGCCATCTGCGTTGGTGAAGGCGTAGCGGGTCATCCGATGTACACCACGGTGAGCAAGCCTGAGCCGCCCGCCCCGCCAGTACCGCCGATTGCAGTACCGCGTGAGCCATCCATATACCCACCAATGGTGCCTGCATCAACCTTCACCAAGCCTCCAGCACCACCGCCTGCGCCAGTATTGGCTCCTGCGGCGCCGCCATTTCCAGCCGTAAGAGTCACCGTGCCAAGTGCCGATGTGATTGCGCAACAGATACCACCACCCGCGCCACCACCGCCTGCGCCTCCTGCGGATGCAGTGCCGATAATTGGCGTGCCTGGTGCGTTGCGTGAGTTTGCACCACTACCGCCGCCACCGCCCTCTAGGAAGTAGTTAGTCGTGGTGCCTGGTGTCGCTGGAGTTCCGCGCACCGCGATTGCATTTGTAGTGGTTGATGTCGCGCTTCCTCCAGCAGAACCAATGTTGCCAAGAATAGTGAAGTAAGAAACAGGGTTAAATCCGCGTGTTGCAGCCGTGCCAGATTCCCCGCCAGCGCCCACCGCTGCTGCGGTACCAGTTGCCGTACCAGCAGTGCCGCCGTTTGCGCCTGTGCCGCCGAGGTACTGATTGACTTCAAGCACAGTTGCTGTTGCAACTCCTGCAACCGCGCCGCCGATTCCAATGGCGGCAGTAGTGCCAGCAGCGCCACCACCGCCACCACCTGGCACAGAAAGGTACGAGCCGAAAGTGGTGGCAGCGCCATCGGAACCATTAGTTCCAGCGGCAGCCCTGTGCGCAGTGCCGCCTGTAGTCTTCGCAACGGTTCCACCAGCGCCACCATTGCCACCTGCGCCGATTCCAACACTGACTGAGGTTGCCGTTCCCATCGGGATGTCGCGTGCGATTACGATGCGGGAGCCGCCTCCACCGCCGCTCCCAGCACCACCAGATAGGCTGCTGGTTGCCCAGACCATCTGGCCACCAGCGCCGCCACCGCCGCCACCGATTGCAACCACGGTCACATACTCAACCCCAGTGGGAACAGTGAAGGTTCCGCTGCTTGTGAAGGTTTCGGTGATAAGGAAAGCGCCACCGCCGCCGCCCTGCGAGGTCTGCAGCAGGATGGTGTTGATGTCAAACGCAATGCCGCTGCTCACGGCTGCCGTTGCCGTCATCGTAAATGTCAAGTCCACATAGGCTGCGGAGATTCCAACCGCCGCCGTGCCTGCGGTGGTAAAGCCAGTGATGCTGCTGATAGTGCCGTTGTCATACACGGTGCCGATAGCCTGACTGCTGAGCTGCGTGCCAGTGTGGTCATAGTACGCAGCGGCAAGGCTCAGGTTGACTTGTGTAGTGCCGGCATAAGTGCCAACCTTTTCAAGTGTGGCAATAGCCTTTTGGCGTAGCGCAAGGTTATCGTCAGAGATAACGGCTGAGCGCGTGGTAATGCTCAGAGTATCGCCGCTGGTTGCCGTGCCTGGAGTCATCCTGAGCGCATAGGTGTTTGTAGTGGTATCAAAGATAACCTGTGCAGTCATTATGCCATCAGACTCATCCGCTGGTGCTGACCAATACGGCAGCGGGTTTTCAGCACTTACATATTGGTTAATGTCTGGCGGCAACAGGTTGAATGTGCCGTTAGGTACGCTAAAGAGAGTTTGCGCAAGCGCAGCAGGGCCTAGCGGTGAGCCGCCAAATCCACTATCAGCGCTGACAATCGGATTGCCAGAGCTGTCAAATACGCCACCGCTTGTGGTTGCGGTAAATGAACCATCAGCACCAAATCGTGGCATACCTACCCCTTCGCATTCAGCAGACGCGTCAGCACATTAGGCGGCCTGCGGTTAAAGATAACTGTAATGTATGAAGTGAAGCTGCCTGGCTCAAGCCCCCAATCCACCTGCTCAATGCGGTATAGCCCGCTAAGCCCAAGTTCAGCGCAGGTCACATCCACCCATTGCCCAGGCTTCCAACCCTCTACCAGCGCAAAGGATGATGCGCCGGTTTGCGCATAGCCACTGTTATAGCCATATCGGTTAAACGATTGTGTACCATTGCCGCGAATGGTGAAGCTGCCACTCAAAATAGGCTTGTGCCGCTCTAGGAAAAAGGCAGTAGCTACGCGCCCAATTTCTGATTGCACATTAGTGCTGCGTGTTGGCGCTTCAACTACATCATCAAATGTTGGCGCAAGCGGGCGCAGCGTGTAACCAGAGTCAACATAATTCTGTACCCTGGTAACTCCTGGCGAATTGTCAATGGATGAGGTAACCACAAGCGCTTCTTTTGTGGTGCGGTAATCCCAGTCAACCACTAAAGTATTAACAAACAGCGTTGCCGCTGCAGTAGTGGTATTTGGATTCTGCGTGCCTGTAGTAATCACCTTGTAGGGGGCCGTAGCGTAAGTTGGAACCGCCGTGGAATCAGTCAGACCATACACAAGTTGCCCCTGCGTGTTGACAAAATAACGCCTATCTTTTGAATCCATACCGCTGTATGCCTCAACCACCGAATCAAGCGCTGAGCGTAAGGTGCCAGCAGGGAAACTTACACCTGCTTGGTTTGGCTTTGAGCTGCCAGAAATCTGGCTTGTGGTAGTAGTTCGCAGCAAACGGTTAAGGGCATAGTCATCAGTTTTATTTGCCGCAACTACCGCAAGCATTTTTGTTACAGCTGCCGTTTCTGCTTCGTTGCCGTTGATGCCAATGGCACCTTGGTTTGAACCAGCGGCTGGAGTCACCGTGCGGGTTGGCGGGTCAAAACGAATATACGGTTGATTTGGCGTAGTGAATGCTGCCCAGCTTGAAACCGTGCGGGTTGGCAAGGTTACAATAATTGCCGCCGTTCCTGAAGTGCTAACTGCGTTACCAGTAAACACACCTTCAAGTAAATTCTGCAAAGTGCTGTTGCTGCTTTTAACTCCAACTACCTTAATGGTTTCACCGCCTCGCAATCCGTGAGCGTTTGCCAAGGTAAGTTTAACTTGGTTAGCACTGCGTGTAGAGGCACGCGCTGCTGCAGTAATTTCAATAACATCACGAGCAGTTGAGTTAGAGCCAGTTTGAGCATAAGTAAATGTTTTGCTGCTTGGCACAGTGGCAATGGAATAGTTGCCATTGAATGAGGTGCCGTTACCGCCAAGCACACCGCTAATAGTTATACCCATACCAACGGTGTAGTTATGGGTGCTTGTGGTTTTTACTGTAGTCACATTGCTTGTGCGGGTAATACCGTTAAGTACCTCATTGGCAATCTGCTTAGAGCTAACAGGCTTGCCAAATACCACAAGCCTATCAAGCACAGCGTTTACATCGTCAACAGCAACATCAGCCCGCGTGCCTTGCCCAGAGCCGCTTAGTTGCGCGCTTGCTGAAGTAATGGTGCCCAAAAACAAAACATCTGAGCCATCAGTTGCTGGCGCTGTGCCGGTATCTTTCTGAATCAAGCGCACCCGCGCCTCATCTGGCGTAAGCTGCCACCACGGCCCTGCGCTTGGCGTGTCATCCTGCAGCACGCTGAAGCGCATAGTTGCGCCTGCGCCATCCCCTGAGGCAGCCATTTGGATAGAGTCTGTTGGCACATACAGCGCAGCTTGGCGCGCAGAGTTACCGTAGTTAATGAGTGGGTTGAGCAAATCCTGTGAGAGTGCGGCAATGTAGCTGCCGTCATCATCCGTCACGGTTGCCGTACCAGCAGAGCCAGAGGATGTGAAGTTAAAGGTGGTGCCGCTTAGCGCCGTGCCAACAGTCCACACAGAGTTCATTGATGTTCCAGCGCTGCCGGTGATTCCCTCAAGTGAAATTACTGAGCCAGCCACAAGGCTGTGTGAGGATACAGTGGTGATTGTCACAATGCTGCCAGAGCGCACCGCGCTGGTTACCGCTGGGCAATCAACCCATAGCTGGTATGGAGCAAGGGCCATTTAACGCCCGCCTGTGCGTGTCACACCAGCTGCACGATATGGATATGCTAAGTACCTGTTCACTGATTCAGCAACCACTTTGCCATCAAGTTTAACCGTAAGGTCATTATTAACCTCAACAGGTCTCTGCCCAGTAGTGATAAAACTGAAAAGGTCTGATAAAACTTTACCTTGGTCTTTGCTGTTATCTGCAAGCGTTGCAGCGGTGGTGCCGAAAATATCTATAACATTGTTGCCACCAACTTTATTTGTCATCCCTGCGCCAGTAATGGCACTGGTTAGTGCTGCCGCAGCTGCTGCAGTGACAGCAACGATGCTCACTGCAATGCCAGCGGCTGCAATCCCGCCTGTGGCGAGCGCACCAGGAATAGCCCCGCCGCCAACAGGAATGCTTGGGGTAACGCTCACGCTCTTAAATAGCCCAAGGAATTTGCTAATGGCAGCCTGAGCAACCGCGCTACCAAAGCCCTGTACCACGCCTGCCGTAATAGCCCCGCCAATCGTGCCTGTGAGCGTTGCTGTAATTGGGTCTACGCCCATCTTAATAAACTGCTCAGCAAACACTGCGCCGATACCGCCAGCCAAGCCGCCCATCTTGAAGCCAAGCCCAGCAATGCCTGCAGTCACTAGCCCATCGGGCCCAAGGAATGCTGCAATATCTTTGCCGAATCCAGCAACGCTCCCAATAAACTTGGTGGCTTTGTCAATGAGAATTGGCAGCTCACGCTTAGCGGTTGCTACATAGCCTGGGAGTTTGGCAAGGAATTTCTCTACAAGCTCACGGCTAAACTCCTGAATCTGTGGCAGGTTTTTGTTGATTTCCCCAATGATATCTTTAACCACTGGGGTGATGCCCTCAAGCAAGCGGGTAAATGTTGGCAGCCCCTCGCCGCCACCAATCGCCATACCGATTGACTCTACCGTTTCGTTAATAGAATCGCGCACAATGTCAAACTGACCGGCAAAGGTTTTGCTGTATTGCTCAGCAACTCCTGCAACCTTTTTGTTGATAGCGCCAAGCGCACCAACGCCCTTCACGCCCTTTTCAATCTGAATGCCGTAGCGTGACAGCGCGCCAGTGTTGCCAGCAAATGCCCTACCTACAAGTTTGGTTGCTGCTTCAAGGCTAATGTTTTTAGCGCGGGCAAGGTCTTGTGCGGTGGTGAGAATCTTTTGCTGGTTGGCATACTTTTTTGCAAATGATGTAGCGATTTCATAGCCCTTGCGGGTTTCAGAATCCGTGAAGGCAAGTTTCTGCCCAGCAATGATTAACTCATTGACACGCTTGGTTGCCTGCTCTGTGGTCTGCCCTCGTGCCTTAAGCGTGGCAATAAGCTTCTGCTGCTCAGCATCATCCTCAATGGCTGCCTGCACTGCGCTCTTGGCAAACTTTGCAGCAAGCCCAAAGGCGGTGGTAATCGCAGCGGCGGCAATAGCCGCACCGGCTGCAATGCTCTTGAATACTGCGCCGCCTGTTTTGCCAAGGCTGCCCATCTGCTTGCCAATGCCGCGCATTACGCCGCTGGCTGAATCCTTAGCAATAATGGCGAATACTGCGGTGCTTTGTGCGCTTGCCATTAGAACTTCACCAGCCTTCCAATCATACCGAAAAATTCACCAGGCTTTACGCTCATCCCAGCAAGTTGCGCGCCGCGCCTGAACTGGAGAATCTTACCCCTAAACACATTGTCATTATAGAAGGCTTCCACGGTATTATGAAATGCCTGAATAGCCTTTTGCTCATAGCTCACATTGTCAATGACACGGTTAACAAACTTATTGGCGGTAATTGGCTTGACTGACACCACGCCGTTTTTTGTCTTGCGCTTGCCGCTGGTGCCCTTCACCAAAATCCATCTGTACCAAGGATTTTTCTTAGAGCCACGCCCAGAGAAAAGCGGGCCTACCACTGCGCTTGGGCGCGAATATCGCCCAGCTCGTGCCTTCACGCCAGCCGCAAGGTTGCCGGTTTTCCCCTTAGGGGCAGCATCCTTAATGGGCTTGGCGTAGGTGCGGGCAGCGTTGACTGTGGCAAATGACATAAGCCGCCTATAGGCGGTGGGGTTTGAGCCTTGCAGAAAGCCCAGCTCAAGGGCGCGGTAGTTAGGGTCAACCTTCAGTGTGAAGCTGATGGATTCGTTAGCCACGCTGTATCCCTTCCTTTGGCTGCAGGTCTGCCATTAGGGTAAAGGTGCGGAGCAAATCCCCTGCCTCCCAATCCATTACGGTATGAGGGGCAAGCCCAAACTCTTTTCCTACAAGGTGCGCCATCAAAATTGGGTGTGGCTGAATACTCCTACCCGCAGCCATCCGCTGCGCATCCAGCCTCAGCGCGGGGGGAGTGCTGTTACCGCCTCAGTCCACGCCTTAAGCATTGCGCCCAGGGCCTCCATTGGTGCATCAAGCACATCCTCTGCCGGCTCTCCAGTTGAAGTAAGGAAGTTGTGCTTAATCACAAGGCTCTTAGTAGCAGTCATTGCGCGTGCCTCATCGCCGCTCTGTAGCTCAATGAGAATGCGCGCGCTGATTCCCTCAGCCTTAACAGTTGCCTGCCAGCCCTCAAAAGGCGCTGGCAGGTCAACCGTAACGGTACGAAAGTCTGGTTTGCTCTGTGCCATTTAAACCCTCCCCTCTAACTAATGCTTAAGGTAGAACCGCCAAGTCACTGTTCACAATAATCTGCAAGCTCTTTGCGCTTGTAGGGTCATACACGAGCGTGCCTGTGACTGCGTAGGTGGTAAGCCCATCCTCAGCGCCAGCCATTGGCTGCACTTCAGTTGGTACCACCATTGCAAGGATATGCGCGCTGTATGTGCCGTTAGTCCAAGTGAGGCGCACGCCAACTGGCGTGGCTGCCTGGTAAGCGTCATACCAAACGCTGACTGCAGCAGCGGTGCTGCTCACGGTCATTGACAGCGTGCCGGTAAATGGCCCGCTCTCTGCATTGGTGCTGAAGCTCGTAGTGCCTGCAAGGTAAGCCTGCTTGGTATTCCCACTGTTGAACTCAAGTGAATAGTCAAGCAGGTATGTGAAGGCCGTACCACTTGCGGTGCCTGGGAATACCGTGCCGCTCTGGTAGCAATTCCACAGCCGCCCTGGCATAAATGGGCTGGATGGCGTGCCATCAGCAAGCGTTGCGCTGCTCTTAGCAATGGTCTGCCCAAACAGGTTGGCGTTAAGGCTCGTAAGCCCTGAACGGTCTGCGGCAATAGTGATGCTCTCAGCCAAGCAGTAATTCACTGCAAACTGCTGCTGCCCATCAGTTGCCACAAGCGTGTAAGTGGTTGGTGAATTCGCAGCGGTCATTGAATAATTGTAATCCCAAGCGTATGGGCTAGCTGTGCCTGGCGTTACAGTCTTGGTCATTGAAAGCCACAGTGGCAACTCACCAATGCTGATTGCTGGCACGCTTACACTAAGCGTTGGCTCAGTGCTGACCACAGCACCCAAAGTAGACACCAATGGGTTGCGTAGGGCAATGCTCCTATCGGCTCCCATTTCAATAACAGTGTTAGGTGAAAGCACCCCGCCAACTCCACCAACAAGCAGCTTGCGCCCGCCTGAAGTTAGCGTTGGAATCGTGCCAGCGGTTGCCTCTTTGAACGCAACCAGCTTGCTGAAAATTACATTACCGGCAGATGCTGCTGGCATTATTCAAGCTCCTTTTCAATCACCGCTGGTGCGGCTGTTTTATTTACAGGCTTGGCAACGCCCGCCTGAATCCACGCCTGCGCAATATCTGCAGGCACGCTGATTGTAGAGCCAT